GACCCGTCGAACTATTACACGTTGTGGTGTTTTCCAGGTCTGCGGCGCATTAAGGTCGGGATGGACGAAGGCCGGCGCGTGCTCGACGCCGACGAGGCGTTCGCACCGCAGAGGGCGTTTATACGATGACCGCCGCCGACCTGCGCGAATGGATTGCGGTATTCCAGATGGATCTGGTGCCCGACGGGCAGGGCGGCTCGCGCGAGGCCGTGCCGGCGAACCTGACGGCCGATATCCCGGCGGCCGTGCGCACGCCGTCGCCGCGGCTGATTACGGCGGGCGACCAGAGGGCCGACCGGGTGCAGTACACGATCACGATGCGCTATGAGCCGGGCATCACGACGGCGTACCGCGTGATGCTGCGCAACGAGTTGCTCGACGTGCTGGCGGTACGGAACGTAGACGAAAGGGACACATGGCTGGAGTTGGAATGTGGGCGGTTCGAGGGCGGAACTCAGTGAACGACCTCGACGCGACGCTGATCGAGGCGCGCCGCGTCGTGTGCGCGCTGCCTGACGGCGTTGGACTCGGATACACGGTTGAATTGTCGTGCGGGCACGCGGTGTGGTCCGGTCCGCTTGTGCATGCGGGCGATTACATGCTCTGCGGCGCGTGCCTGAACCCGCTGATTTATCAGATCCGCGAGATCCAGGCGCGGCAGCGGATCGACTGACTATGGCGGGACTGAAGGTTCAAATTACGGGCGGCGATAAGATCGCGTCGAACGTGGCGTACCTGAAGCGCAACTTTCCCGAATGGTTGAGCGCCGCGGTGCTCGAAACGGCATACGAGGTGCGCGACGGCGCGCAGGCGAACGTGAAAAAAGAGGACGCGTACGACACGGGCGCGCTTTACGATTCCATCGGCGTGTCGATCTCGCCGAAAGGGTTATCGGTTGCGGTCGGCTCGACGTCGAAGTACGCGCCGTTTGTCGAATTCGGGACGCGGCCGCACTTTCCGCCGCTCGAACCGATCCGGCGTTGGTGCGCGTCGCGCGGCCTGCCCGAGAGCGCCGCGTTTCCGATTGCGCGCAAGATCAGCGAGCGCGGCACGCCGGCGCGGCCGTTCCTTTACCCGGCGTTCAAAGTCGCCGCGCGCAACCACGTGCGGCGCATTCGGCAATATGTGAAGGACGGCTTGAACGGGCTGCTCGGATGAAAAAGCGCGAAGGGCCGGATAAATTCCGCACGCTGGACGACGTCGATCCGCCGCAGCTGCCCGACTGGTTTCCGCCGATTCCGCCGCAGCCGCCGCCATCGCGGTGGCAGCGGTTCATCGACTGGCTGCACAGCATTTTCGCAAGGTAATTGCTTCCGCTCTCCGAAGTACAAACCGCCATCTACGCCGCGTTGACGGCGGTGCTCGCGCCCGTGCCCGTGCTCGACGAGGCCGGGCCGAACCAGGCGTATCCTTACGCGACGCTCGGCGAGTTCACCGCCGGCGAGAGCGACACGCTCGGCGAGCAGTCGGTCGATATGGAGGTGACGGTGCATATCTGGTCGCGCCAGGCGGGCATGCAGGAAGTGCAACAGCTCATGGCCGCGGCGAAGGACGCGCTCGACCGCCAGAGGTTCGCGGCGGCGGGGTTTCAGTGGGTCACAACGATTTGGAATTACGCGGCAACGCTGCGCGACGCCGACGGCAAAACGCGGCACGGGATCTTGCAGTTTCAGGTGATGACGTTTCAGGGTTAACAAATTCAGATAAAGGAGTAACAACGTGGCAAAATTCGTCGGGAAGGGCGCTAAATTCCTGGTCAAAGGAAGCGGCGCAACGCCCACTTACGTGGAAGTCGGGCAGGTGCAGGAGATCGGAAACATCGACATCACGGCCGACGAGGTCGAGGTCACGACGCTCGACGCGGGCGTCTACCGGCAGTACATCCAGGGATTCAAAGATCCCGGCGAATGTCAACTCACCGTGATCTATGATCCGGCGCTGGCGACGCACGACGACTCGGCCGACGGCCTGTTCGGCATGTTCACCGCAGGCGACGTGCGCGACTGCGCGATCCGCATGAACAGTTCGGACACCGGCGGCGACGCCTATCTGACATTCCAGGCGTTTTTGCGCGACTGGTCGTTCGGCGCGTTGAACGCCGATGACGCGCAAACGGCAAAGCCCACGTGGCGCATCACCGGGCCGATCACGCTCAGTAACACCGCGCCGACGGCGTTCGCCGGACCCGAAGGCGACAAACACAAGGCGCTCGACGCCGCGCGGCGCGCGTACGAGAAGGCGCAGCGCGAGGCCGGCGTAGCGGCCGAGTCCGAACTGCCGCTGGCGGCGTAGCATGGACCGCGAAAACATCCTGACGGCCTCCGTGCCGGTTATGCTCGACGGGCGCGAGTACACGCTGCGATACCGCGCCTATGCGTTCATCCGCTACGCCGAGGAACTCGGGCGGGAATTGTTCGTAGACCTGAAAGAGGCGCACGATCTGTTCGAGGGCATGCAGCGTTCCGGCGACGGCGCGCGCTTCGGCGCCGCGTTCGGCAAGGTGCGCGACCTGATCTGGGCGGGCCTCGTCGATGCGCAGCCGTCGATGACGCGCGACCAGGTGGCGCGCATGTTTGGGCCAACGGATCTGGCGGGCATCCTGCCCGCGGTAATGCACGCGTTTTCGAAGACCTCGCCGACCTCCGACGGCGCGGCGCGCCCTACGGCCGCGGTGGAGGTCCAAGCCTCACCGCGGCTAAATGGGCACGCCTCTGGGCAAGCTACAGAGAGCGGTTCGGCATCGGAGTCGATGAGTTCTGCCGGCTCACCATCGCAGAGCTAGTTTATCTGGGCGAGGCGGCCGAGGCGCGCGACGTGCGCGAGGATTTTTACACCGCGCGCATCGTGGCGATGGTGGCCGCCGTCAACAGTAAAAACCACAAGTACGACCCGCAAAAATACATGACTCACAAGCTGCCGCAGCGCGACGCGTCGCCCGCATCGAACGCGACGCGAGAGGGCATGACGGGCGAGCAGATCATGCGGCGCTTTAAGCAGATCGGGATTCCGATCATCGACAAGAGGACTAATTAATGGGCGCAATGGGCGGCGGAATCTCGCTCGGCTCGCTGTTTGTCGAAGTGTCGGCGGTCGTCGATGACGCGCTGAACGCGCTGCAAAAGTTCGGCGACGACGTCGGCCGCATGATCGACGAGCAAAAGTCGAAATGGGACGAACTCTCGACCGTCGGCGACTCGTTTTTGAAAGTCGGCGGCCTGCTCACGGCGGGCATCACCGCGCCGCTCGTGGGACTCGGCGCAGCGGCCGTATCGACGTCAGAGGAAATCAACCAGGCGCGCGTCGCGTTCACCACGATGCTCGGGTCGGGGCAGGCCGCCGACCAGATGCTCAAAGACTTGCAGGCGTTCGCGCAGTCCACGCCATTCGAGTTTCCCGACCTCGTAAAATCCGCGCAGCAGATGCAGGCGCTCGGCTTTTCCGCCGACCAGATCATCCCGACGTTGACCGCGGTCGGCGACCATGTCGCATCTATGGGCGGTGGCAAGGAGAACGTAGAGGCGATCACGCGCGCGCTCGGGCAGATGCAGGCGGCGACGAAGGTCACTGCTCAGGACATGCTGCAACTCACGTCGCAGGGTGTGCCCGCATGGCAGACGCTCGCCGACGCCGCCGGCGTGACCGTGCCCGAGGCGATGAAGCTCGCCGAGCAGGGCGCGATACGCTCGGCCGATGCGATCCCGGCAATCCTCGCCGGCATGGCGAATAAATCGGGCGGCGCGATGGAGGAAATGTCCAAGACGCTCACCGGCCAGTGGTCGAACCTGAAGGACTCGCTTGTGCAGGTGCTCACGCCGATAGGGCAGGCGCTTACGCCCGCGCTGACGGGACTCGTGCAGGCAATGCAACCTCTGATCGGCGTGGCCGCCGATGCGGTGAAGTGGTTTAACGGCCTGCCGACGCCTGTTCAAAACGCCGCGCTTGCGCTCGGCGCGATGGCCGCGGCGCTCGGGCCGCTCGTGGCCGCGATAGGCGGCATGGTCCTTGCGCTCGGCACACTCATGCCCGTGCTCGAGGGACTGGCGGCGTTTTTCGGCACGTCGGTGCTCGCCATCGGCGGCTGGGCAGCCGCAATCGGCGTCGCCGCCGCGGCGCTGGTCGCTCTCGGCACGTGGGTATACCAAAACTGGGACTCGATTGTCGCCACGCTGAAGCAAGCGTGGGACGGGATACAGGAAGCCTGGGGCGCGATATGGGACGGCATTACGTCATGGATCTCGGGCGTGTGGAGCGGGTTTACCGGCCTGATTACATCCGTATTCGGGCCGGTGATCGAGGCGTTGAAGCCGATCTGGGACGCGATCTCGGGCGCGTGGACGACGGCGTGGACGACCATCACGACGGCGATGTCCACGGTGTGGAACGGCATCAGCGGATTTCTCGGCGGCGTGTGGAACGGGATACTCGACACGGCGAAATCGGTCTGGGGCGAAATCTCGGGCGCTATCAATACGTTCCTGACGTGGTGCGAAAAGATTCCCGGCGTCAACAAGCTCTTCAATCTGGATGATGCGTGGAGATCCGCCGAGCATCTCGGCGAGTCCACAAAGCAGGCGACCGCCGAAATCAAAAAAACCGCGCCCACGGTCAAGATCGCAACGACCGCGGTCAAGGCGCATACGAATGCGACAAAAGACCTTAAAGATGAAATTCAGCGCCTGAAGGACGACGGAATCCTCGCGACTGACGCCGAAATCAAGGTGCATAAGGACAGCGTCAACCAGGCCGCGACGGCATACCGGGCGCTGACGAAGGCGCAGGCCGACGGCGAGGCGAACTGGGCGAACCTGCTCGCGAGCCTGGACGATTTCGCGCAGAAGGGCCAGGCGCTCGGGACCACGATCCTGAATCAGATGACGCCGCCGGCCAAAGAGTTGGCGCAGGCGGCGAAGGACATCGGCATCAATTTCGGGCAGATTCCGGGTCCGCTCGGCGCGACCGGCGAGGCGCTCAAGACGCTCGGCATCACGTCGCAGCAGGAACTCACCAATATCGCGGAGAAGGCGCAGGCCGCTTACGACGCGATCAAGGGCGACCCCAACGTTTCGGACTCGGTCAAAAACAACGCGCTGATCAAAGTGATGGAAGCGCAGCGCGCGGCGGCGGTGGCGAACGGCGAGCAGATCCCGGCGACGTTCGACCAGATGATGCAGGACATCCAGAAAAAGATCAACGACGCGAACAAGGGTGTGCCGTCGTTTGCGTCGAAGTTTCACGATTTCGCTAACGATGTGGGCAAGGCCGTCGGGCAACTCGGCGTGGATCTCGCGAACTCGCTGTTCGAGGGCGACATGTCGTGGGCGGAAAAGGGCAAGGCCGCGCTCAAGTCGATCACCGAAGCGTTTACCAACGTATTTATCAAGCCGGTCACCGACGCCATCGGCGAATTGATCGCCGGCGCGCTGAAAGATCTCATCGGCGGCAAGGGGTTCGGCGGCGTGCTCGACTCGATCACCAATGTCGGTAAGGGGATTACGAGCGTGTTCGGCAGCGCGTCGGGCGGCGTGCAGGGGATGACGCCGACGGGCGGCCTGCCCGGCATGCCCGATATGGGCGGCGGGGCGGGCGGCGCAGCCGGCGGGGCGGGCGGCGCGACGAGCGGCCTGGGAAGCATTACAGGCGTCGTCGGCGCGGTCGGCAGCGCCGTGTCGGCTATTTCCGGCGTGATCGGCAACTTTCAGTCGATGGCGATGAACAAATCGCTCGACATCATCGTGCTGCACACGCTGCAGACGGCGAACGACCTCGCGAACCTGCGGCGCGACGAGTGGGACCGTTTCACCGGCAGTGACTACACGGTGATGGGGCGCATGGGCGAGATCATACAGCGGCTCGACCACGCGAACGACAACGGCAATCTCTCGATCATGAAATTCGACGACATGATCACCGCGCTCGGGTCGATCCGCGACTCGGCGTCGAACGGACTCACGGCGCTCTCGTCCATCGCCGACCAATCCATGCAGCAATCGACGTGGCTCGAACGCGTGGCCGCGCGCCTCGACGCGGTCGTGGCCGGCCAGGAAAAGCAGATCAACGTCACGATGACCGGCAGCGATCCGGCAATCGTCGCATCGAAACTCGCGACGCAGTTGCGCTTGCAGGGGGCGGTGACGTAGCGTGCGTCTGCGGGTGGCGTTCGACGGTCACGACGCGTCGGCGGTCACGCTGATCGAGTCGGCGACCGTCAAGCAGGACTCGACCGAGGCGATCTCGACCTGCGAACTGTCGGTGTTTCAGCGGTTCGGACTGAGCCGCTACGACATCGCCAAATACAACCAGTCGGCGTTCGTTTATGAGTTCCTGCCCGAAGAGTGGCAGGAGGTCGTGCTGTGGGACGACGACACGACCGAGATCCTGTTTGCCGGCTACATCCTCAGCGTGCAGCGCAAGGCCGAGGGGCCGCACGTGCGCTACGACCTCGACTGCTCGGACTGGGGCATCGTCTTAGAGCGCGCCATCGTTACGCGGGCGTGGCCGGCGGGCACGCCCGACTCGACCATAGTCACCGACCTGCTCGCGGCCGTGCCGGGCGGCGTGCTGTCGGCGGGCACGATTGTGACTCAGATCGGCGACGTGGGCGCGCTCGAAGCGAAAGACCAGCGCATCCGCGACGTGCTCGACGATCTGTGTAAGCTCACCGGCGGCGAGTGGAACGTATCGTACGACGGCAAACTGAACTATTACCGCGCCGGCAGCATCGTCGCGCCGTTCGGCCTCTCGGACGTGCCCGACGGCGTAACGACCGTGGGCTACATGCTCGACGATTACGGCTCGGATTTCTCCGATGCGGCGAACCAGGTGCTCGCGCTCGGCGGCCTCACCGACGCGGGCGAGTTGCGGGCGACCGCGTCGAATGGCGTCTCGCAGGCGCAGTACGGGCTGCTCGCCATCACGCTGGTGGACCGCAACATCACCGACCCGACGACGCTCAATGTGTGGGCGCAGACCGAGGTGGCGCAGCGGTCGCAGCCGAAGCCGACGCTCACGGTGTCGCTGTTCACGCCGGGCCTCGAGCGCGGCATGACGGTGGACGTCGAGGCCTGGAAATACGGCGTCTCTGCGTCGATGATCCTGCGCTCGCTCACCATCGTGATCGCCGCGCCCGACGGCG